ATTCTGGGCAGACGCTGACCAGCAATACCCAATTATCTTTGGTAGCTTTGGCAAGTCCGGAGATCCAATTCCGGGACAGAATGCAGATGGCTCCTTGGCAATAGACATCAAGACCGGCTCCATTCCAGCTCCTGCAGTTAACCAGAGCGATCCCGTAGAATGGAACGCCTTCAGCAAGCTGTATCCAGCAAGAGTCGACATTAACCAGATCAACAATCAAGGTGCCGATCCGACTATCGGCAAGTTCACAATTCAAACTGGGATAGTGAACAAGAAAGAAGTTGACAAGAAGCTCAAGGAGCCGACGAAGCCCACGACGGCGTCTGTCGATAAGAATGATACCAAGGACATTATCGACAACATCAAGAGCGTCGATCCCACTGGGCTGAGCAGGTCACTTCCTGGAATGACCGATGGCTTTAAGACCGTTCGCGACGTTATGTCTCTCACGAGCATCGGCGGGTTGACTAACATGCTTACCGGCTCGCTCACCAACGTGATCAAGAATCTAGCTGGGACTATGGGTATAGGTAACGCTCTCGGGATGATGAACGGCGCCCTTCAGTCCGGCAACATTACCGGTATAGCTCAGTCGGCGCTGAAGCTCGCAGTAGCGGCGGTGACCGTAGAAGCCGCTCTTAACAATGGCATAGTCTCTAAGAGCGCGCCTCCGGTCATTCCAACTGTGAATCCAGCAAAGGGAAGACCGCCGGCATCTCAGATAGTTACTACGGTGCCACCGAATTACGTGCAGCAGTACTATACAGTTCAGACTGATCCGTATCCGGGTTATATACAGTACATGGATCCAAAGACGAAGGCGGTAGTCTATACGCTGAGAGGTACTCAGCCTCTCTATGCCAGCGCTCAGGATCACATCATGGCCAACGGGACCAGCAGCATTCAGAACGCTCTGATAGCGGTCACTGCTGGAAATGCAGTGAGTAAGTTGCTCGGTGGTGGGAGCTCTCAGATAGGATCCGCGGCCAGCCTAGTCGCCGGTCTGGCGTCTGGCAACGCGATATCTGCAGCCATCAACGGCGGTCTCGCTGGAATAGCGGCTCAGGGAATATCCAGCGTCTTGGGACACGGGATAAATCTCAACAACATCCTGTCGAATGTCTCGAGTCTTCTTCCAAACATAGCAAAGAACATAACTGGACTTATGAGCGGTCACCTTCCATCATCCGTGTTGAATGCAGGAAGCATCGGCAACGCTATGAGTGACTTCACTAAGAATCAAGCCCTGCTCTCGGTCAAGAAAGACAGCATGGCGTCTGCACTCGCCCCTCAGGATCCGGACGCGGCCCTCAAGGCAGCGAACGCTAGACTTGCGGCTTCCGAGATAGCAAAGAACGGTCCGGCTCCTGGATCGTCAGAAGTGATAAATTATAACGGAGAGAACTACAAGGTAACTTACACAGCCACCGGCTCTAACATTGTGAAGCAATAATGGCATACGATCCTAATCAAGCCCATCCAAAGATTGACTACAAGGGAACATATCCCAACATGCACGTTACTCAGCGCGCTGATGGGAGCCAAGAGATAAGAAGCTTAGAACCTGGAAATGAGTCCTACTTCGAGGTACAGGCATCCGGCAGCTATACCGGCCACGGCCCCAACGGCGAGGAGGTCTCAGTTACCGTCAGTAAGAAGCACCACTACGTCGCCGACGGACATTCGACTACTGTAGACGGACACCACGATCAGAAGATAAGTGGGTCGAAGAGAGCTACCGTGAGTCAGGGTAACTACGCCGAGATCGGCGGCAACCACTATCACGGGTCCGGCGGGGTGAGCATCAGTGGATCGCACGACTCGCACATCCACAGCACGCCGAGCGGCGATCACTTCAATACCACTGAGGGAAACATCGTAACTGACCACACCGGCAGCGTCCATCACAACATAACCGGCGACTACATTAAGCAGGTGACGGGCCATAAAGTTGAGATGATCACCGGCGAGTATGGAATAAATAACCAGAACGGTAACTTTGACGTTCAAGTCGATAATGGCAAGTTGAGATTAAAGGCTACTTCTGACGTACTGATAAACAGCGACAGTAGCATAACTCTTCAAGTTGGTGGATCAAAGATAGTCATCACACCGAGTGATATCACGATCTATGCGGCTGGAAGGTTGAACCTGCAGGCAGCTCAGAACGTCATCACCAAAGGATCGCAGACGGATCTGCAAGGCGGCGGCCCAGTAGGCGTGCCGGTAACGATAAGGTAGTCAGATGGTCTCTAGGGCAGATAAGATAACTCAGGTAAGTAAGAGCAGCGATCGCTACAGCGACTTTCTCAACAACTTTACCAGACACCCTCTCGACAGCTCTCTCGCAAGAATCACAAACGAGGCCTCTGTAAAGCAGTCGATCCGCAACCTGATACTAACCAACAGGGGCGAGAGACTGTTCCAGCCGAACGTCGGCTCTGACATCCACAGAACTCTGTTTGAGCCGCTCACCGCGGTCACTGCTCAGGACATAACCAACTACATCACTAAGACTATACAGTACAATGAGCCGAGGGCAAATCTGCTGAACGTTAGAGTGTATCAGGGAGCTAATGAGAACTCCATCAACGTTACGATCGTATTTTCATTGATAAATAGTAATAATCCTACCAGTCTAGACGTGATACTTAAGAGAGTAAGATAAAAATGGCTTCAAGCTCAGTAGACTTTACAACGCTGGACTTCGACACTCTCAAGAGTAGCTTGAAGACCTACCTCAAGACCCAGTCTAACTTTACGGACTTTGACTTCGAGGGATCCAACATCAATGTTCTTCTCGACATCTTGGCTTACAACACGTACTTGAATTCTTTCTATACGAACATGGCCATATCTGAGTCATTCCTTGACAGCGCGAGGCTGAGGAACTCGGTCGTGTCTCACGCGAAAGAGCTGAACTACCTGCCAAGCTCAGCGAAGTCGCCCGAGGCTCTGCTAAACTTAACTTTTAATACTCAGGGCATTCAGGGTGTATTTGAGATTCCAAAGGGAACTCAGTTCACCGGAACTAATGCAAACGGCACTTTCGTCTTCACGACTGACACCACTATAACATCTCAGTCCCCATCTTCTACGTTCTCTTTTTCAAACGTGGCGATATACGAGGGAAGCTACTTCAATGAAGCCTACGTCGTTAACTATGCGGATGAAAATCAAAAGTTCCTGATTACGAACTCTGCAGTCGATACTGATAGCCTGACAGTTACAGTCATAGAGAACAATGGGAACGTCATTACCGCTTTTAAGAGAGCGGATAATCTGTACGACCTTACTTCAGATTCATCTGTGTACTTCCTGCAGGCAACTCAGGGAACTTCTTATGAGGTGTTGTTCGGCGACAATGTATTCGGTAGAATCCCCTTGAACGGCGCGACCGTACTTCTGAACTACAGGGCGACGCGAGGAACTGCGGGTGGTGGAATAACATCATTCTATCTAGACAGAGATCTGGGTCAGTTCAACGGCGGTCTCGTATCAAGCAGCACCATCACGACGGTGACTCCAGCTTCAAACGGCTCGGATCCAGAGACAATAGAAGAGATTAGATTCAGGGCTCCTAGGGCATTTCAGACTCTAGGAAGAGCAGTCACCACGAATGACTACAGAAACTTGATTCTGGATAACTTTCCAGAAGTCAAGGACGTGAACGTATACGGCGGCGAGACTGTTACCGGTTCTGTACAGTACGGAAAGGTGTTCATTTCTCCAACTACATATTCAGGCTCAGTTCTGACCATGCAGAGAAAGAACGATCTGACTACTTTCTTGAGCAACAAGAAGATGGTTACAGTTCAGAACATCATCATAGATCCAGAGTACCTGTACGTAGTACCGACTGTGTCCGCTACGGTAAACTTTGCCGACACCGCGCTGTCACCGGCTCAGCTAATTTCAAATATAACGAACTCTATAACTTCATTCAACAGCTTGAACTTGCAGGCATTCAATACCGCATTCAGGTACTCTAAATTCATAGAGGCTATCGACAACACTGATGCTAGCATATTGAGCAACCAGACTACGACACAGATATATAAGATCATCCAGCCAACGCTAGATTCTGCGACGTCTTTCTCTGCAAAATTTAACAACAGCTTGCAGCCTGGAACTATCGCCAGCTCTAGCTTCCTGACATCAGATGGAAATACGTATCAGCTCACTGACTACAATCCAAATATTAACTCATTTGCCAGAGATATAAACTCAAACACGTACTCAGTTGTAAATTCGAATCCAGTAATTTACCTGAAGCTAATTAGCACGAACAACAGTCAGAGCTACACGGTAGTCGGGTCAGTGGACTATGACAATGGTATCGTGAGCATCAAGAACTTGAACGTAGTTGACTTCCTCGGAAATGCAGGGATTCAGCTCTTTGCTACTACGGCCGGCGATGACATCTATGCAAAGTTCAATGACGTCATAGAGATCGATCTAGCAAGCACAGCTATAAATGTAGTGGCGGCTCAATGACTATAGAAAAGTCAATATCGCCCCTCATAAAGTATCAGTTTCCGTCTTTCTACGCGGATCAGGGACCTGACTTCATCGCATTCATGGAAGCTTACTATGAGTGGATGGAGCAGCAGGGAAACGTGCTGAACTTATCTAGATCAATTCTAGAATACGGGGACGTTGACACCACTCTAGATGAGTACATCAAGTACTTCAAGGACAAGTACATCAACTCTCTTCCCGAGAACATCGTTGCGGACAAGAGACTTCTGATTAAGCACATCACTGATCTCTATAACTCGAAGGGAAGCGCTAGAGGCTACAAGCTGCTCTTTAGACTGCTCTTCAATGAAGACATCGACGTCTTCGTTCCCAATGAGTACCTGCTGAAGCCATCCGATGCAAACTGGCAGGTACCGAGATACATAGAAGTAGCCGACAGTCCATTCCTCTCAAAGCTGACCGGTCTTAGAATCTATACCAGCAGGGGCGCTAGCGCGGTGGTCGAGAGCTTCTTCAAGAAGACCATCAGCGGCAGGACTCTCAACATTCTATATCTGTCGGACGTGGTAGGTGAGTTCAAGTTCAATGACCAGATCTTATCTCTCGACATTCCGGCAATCAACTCTACCAATGCCCCTCTGATATTCGGATCTCTTTCTGCAATTAGCATCGTGAGCGGCGGATATAACTACAGCGTCGGCGATCTCTTAAATGTATCCGGTAAGGGTTTCGGGGCGATCGCTAGAGTCGCTTCTACCGTCACCGAGACCGGCAAGGTGGTATTCACACTTCAGAACGGCGGGTTCGGCTACTCACTGAATGCGCTGGTCTCCGTGACAGGCGGCGGTGGGACCGGTGCTACTTTCAGCGTCGGAGGCCTCGCGAACAAAGTAGTTAAGTACGTTAATACGGATCAGATTGATCCTCTCAAGTACGTGACTATGGAGTACTCGAATACGTTCTTGAACAGCTACCAGAGCATGAACATAGGAATAACTCCTATCAGTGGAACTTTCAGTAATGGCGACCGCGTAGTGTCGACTGCCAACAGCGTTCATTTTGATGTCCAGCCAATTATAGGCACCGTTGTAAAGAACGAGATACTATCTAACACGTCTCTCGGTATCAGCAACCTAACCGTCTATAATCCAGACGATACAATATTCTTTGTGACTGGTCCTGAGTCAAGCTTGACGAGCGCCAATCTTACTACCGGCGCGGTTCTCACTGGAGCTACCTCAGGCGCCTCGGTAGTGGTAAAGAAGACCTATCCAAAAGTTACCATAACTGGAAACGCTGTGGTAAATTCCGCGGCGTCCAATGGCAGCAGCATAGCTGTGTACAACTCAACTGCAAATATCGGGTACTTCGTGCCGACTGCCACTCTGCAGGATACCACGAGCGGCGCGCTGGCTACGATTAACGCCGTCAGCAGAACTGGTGACTGGAGAACGAGTAACTCGTACCCTCTGTTTCCAAATGCAAACAAGATCGTCAATCTTGACAGCACTCTCAGCGGCGTCCTCACCAATCAGCTTCTAGAAATTGGTACTATAACTTACCTGAAGAATATCAATCCAGGAGCTGGCTACTCGTCCAATCCAACCGTGACCGTCACTGAGCCTTACATCAATGACTTGAAGATCAGCGATGGGGTCGGCGGGTACTGGGGATCAGACGCTATAGTTACAGCCGTTGCTAATACTTCTCCCGGAGTCGTTACCGGTATCACAATGCTCGATTCTGGCTTTGGATATATACAGAATGAGTCTCTGCTGATGACGAGCGCCACCAATCCCTCGGCTGTCTACGGTATCTCTATCGTTGACTTAAACGGCATAGGACTCGGTAGCTTCCAGGATAATAAGAGCTTCTTGAGCGACACTCAGGTACTTCAAGACAGCGAGTATTACCAGCAGTTCTCCTACGAGATAGTCTCGTCTAAGATCATAGATACCTATAGGAATTTAGTAAATGACTTGGTTCACCCCAGTGGAGTGGCACTGTACGGAAAGTACGCCATCAAGAGCGCAGTAGCCAACTCTCAGTCGGCTTCCGTATCATTTTCACTGACTCAGATATAAATATAAGAAAATAGACTGGATCTCATTATGGCAATTCTAACCATAAATCATTACATAGACAGCATCAAGTCATTTATCAATAGCGTTGAGAACTCACAGAACTCATACTACGCTTTCTTTGCCAGACCACAGCCTTGGGTAAATTCATCTGGAACTCCAGACGATACCAACATTCCACTTCCTGATACATCGGTCTATCAGATGGAGTCGAGCATATACAATGACATCGTGTTTGGAAAGATCATAGCGAACAACAATATCGCATTCATCGTCCCGAGATATAACTGGACATCAGGCACAGTCTACAATCAGTACAGCCAGAACGATGCAAATCTCTATACGGAACAGTTCTATGTGCTGACTGATGCCGGAAACGTGTTCAAGGTCATCGACAACAATGGCGGCGCCGCATCTACAGTCAAGCCCTCTATGACCACTCAGTACGGCACGTTCTCTACTTCAGACGGGTATGTCTGGAAGTACATGTACACGATCGACAGCAATTCAAACACCAACTTTACGTCTACAAACTACATGCCAGTAGTCGCGAACGGCTACGTCACCGGCAACGCCGTTCCCGGAACCATCGACGTATATAGAACCGTTGCGGCGGGAAGCGGCTATCCTTACTACACCGGAAATATAGTAGCTCCAGTTACAAATAACGTAGTCGAGATCGATAGCCTCGCCAGCAACTTGAACGACTACTATACTGGCTGCTCGATATATCTCTCTTCCGGATTTGACTCCGGACAAGTGAGACAGATCATTAAGTACGACGGCTTCAATAAGCTGGTCACTACCGTAACTCCATTTGACCTCCATGGATTCTTTAATCTATCGAGCATAGTCAATCCGACTGCATTCGCCGTAAACAATCTCGCGGTGCAGAACGTTGAGACGGTATCTACGATCTATAAGAAGGGATCGTTCCAAGTTGGCGATACCATCATACAGACCGACACTAACGCGAATGCAGTTATCGTCACTCTAAATGATTCAACTATGAATATTCTTAGAGGCAGCTCGAACGGCTTCTCTATCAATCTTCCTATCTACAACGCGAGTCAGACCGGTACTCTCAAGACAGGTACCGTGAGCGTGACGAATAATTCTGTGTACGTTAACTCGTATTCAGGAACTTCATTTACGACTGACTACAGCGTCGGTGACTACATTAGAGTTGGATCTACAGCTTTCACTAATATCAGAAAAGTAGTAGCGGTCAACAATTCAGTAGTGACCGTCGACTATCCGTTTACACTCGGAGCGCTCACTCAGAATACTCACTACTCTATGCCGTACGCCCTA